ATGAAAGAATCTATACAAACAGAAGAAAAACTTAGGTTAGGAAATATAGCTAAGCAACAATTAACATTAATTAAAAATCACTATTTAATATTTGTTTCATTAACAATCTTATTGATTACTTCGTTTATATACATAGATACGAAACACCTATTAAGTGATTTAGGTGTTAAATATTATGAACACTTCGCTTTCACTGACATTTTTCAAATAGCTAATACTCAAAACATTATGCTTAAAACCCTTTCGTACATACTTGGGAGCGTTGTTGGTGTTTGGGGTTTAATTTATTTAAGTAAGTGCAAGGAAGAGATAAGAAAAATAAGAAAGCTTGAAAATCCTAGTAAAGAAAAAAAGAAAGTCCCCCTTTCACATTTCCTAATAATGAAAGTTTTAACAGCTATTTTGCTTTTCAGCATGGTATCTCAAATATATATAGCATTTACACTGCACAAATACGAAGCAAAGGGTATTAGTAATGGATATATAGCTAGATATGACGTTACCTTAAAAAGTGGACAAACGATAAAATGTTTAGGTGGTATAGTTAGTAACGGAATAAAAAAAATGTTCTTAGACTATAAAAATGATGAGGTACTCTTCATTTACAACACAAATATAGTTTTGGAAAGGCAAGTAATACCTAACTATACAAATGAACATTTTTATTTTTTCACATCATCCGAAGAAATTAAAAACAAAAAAAATGAATGGAAATATATACTAGAGAAAAAGTGCGCTAAAAAAATAGAAAAAACAAAAATCTAAAAGCCTTAGTACATAGATCTTACAACTGAACTCTAAAAATACTTTACCCCCGTATTACTAGACGGGGGTAAGAAAAAAGTCACCTACCGGTGACTTAAATGCAAAATATCTATATACCTAATCTAAACCTAATTAAGGCAGTAAATGCCACAAAAGAGACATTAGCTATTACAGCTAATTAGATAGGTTGGATTAGATTTTGTATCGCTAACGCACCATTAAGAGGCAAATAATAGTTGGCTAAAGAAGGAGCAAATAGCCAACTGTTATTTGTCCTGCTTGAATGGCTTGATGTTTATTTTAACGACATAGCTTTAAGAAGGATCTTAGATTGCTCTAGAAACAAATTAAAACCTATTTGGTTAATAGTAAATTGTCCATACTCGTCTTTTTTGGTAACGGCTTCCATTCTAGCATCTGAATATTTTTTATAAGCCGATATTATTTTACTCGATTCCTTATCTCCTAGTAGAGACACCAATTTAACAATTTCTTTTTCATTGATTCCATCATCGTAACTTTGATCAGAGAGTGAATCTATTTGATGTATTAATTTTTCTCTTAGATGGTGAATTGCATTATTAAACTCTTTACGTTTATCACGACCTAAAGCAAACCGGTTCCCTATGAAAACACCTATAAAAAGTGTTAAAAAAGGAATTGCATATTCGACTTCTATCACCTGATAACTCCATAAACATAACGCCCAATTAATGGGCTAAAATGGAGCGAAGCGAACAGCCCACTGTTTTTAGTCCTGTTGAATTGCTTGTTAGGTGCCGTTATTTGCATACAGTTCCTTTTATACTTTGAAATAAAGTATGCTTACCCTCTATATGAACCCATCGTTCTTTCCCATCACCCCAAGCTATAAATTCACGTTCAACGCCATTTGACTCGTACAAAGAACCACAAATTACTATAGGTTCATAGAAAGAGTTATAAATTTTAGTATCACTCAATTTAATACTGAGATGACTACCATAAATTGCCTTTAAAGGAGCTATAGCCTCGTACCCCCTATAACTAACGAAAGTAATAATTGGTATGAGAATAAGTAATATGATTAACGATAGCTTCTTCACGTTGATTGCACCTAACGCCCCATTAAGAGGCAAATAATAGTTGGCTAAAATAAGCGACGAAGGAGCAAATAGCCAACTGTTATTTGTCCTGCTTGAATGGCTTGTTATGTGTAATTTACTAAACTCTGTATTATTTCTAAGATTTCTTGCGAATAATCAACTAATTCAGAAGGGACCTCAATATTTTGAAACCCATCAGAGATGTTTTCAAATACTTGTGATACAAAATCTTTCACAGCCTTTTTAGCATCAACCGGAATACTACTAACACCTTCTACAGCATCTTCGATCTGCCCAACGGTAACAGTTACAGATGGTTCACCGAATTTTATTTCGCCTAGAGTTGCTTGTACATCAATACTTACAGTTTCACTCATGATAATCCTTTACACATAAAAGTTTATTATGGAGACTTCTCAGTAATGTCCGCCCCATAAATATTATTTAATTGACATTAATATCCCATAATTTCATAGCTTTAGGAAATACAAATTTTGTATTTTTATCAGAACTTGAATATTACTGAGACTTCTCACTAATATGACACGACTAATTCATTAGAAAATATATGGCAAATATTTTAAAGTTAATGTCTCCAATGCGCACCAAGAAGACCTTAGCCAACAATCATTAAATTGCGACAGAGAATGAGATATAGCGCTAACTAATGACAAATTATGGATCACGTTAATAGGTTAGAGGTTCTATAAGTTAAATTAAATTCGACAGAAGTATTCCAGTCTTCAAGCAATTCATTAAATTCTTTTAATTCATTACGTGAAGCTGTTTCATTAAGCGCTTTTTCAGAGAGGGAGTTTAGGCGGTCGAATTCATCAGAAGTCATAATTAACAATCCTTGTTATTTGTTATGTTAATTATGCGCTAAACACTGAAAATAACAAGTAAAGGCTGGAAGCGAGTAAAATAGTAGGAGTTATACCCCGTAATACAGTACGGGGTCTTTTTTACTATTTGTTGAGTCCCTCCCGCAAGCGGGTCCCTCCCTTCCAAATAATAAAAAATGAGAGTAAAAGGTATTTCTTAAGATTTAAGGCAAATAAGTTAATGAAGATAAGCCTATAAATATAATGAAAGGGTTAAATTATAAAAACTAGCGCAATCGCAAAGCTCTTTTGCTTACTCATTAAAATATTTCAAAATAAAAAAACATTTCAAAATATTTTAATCGAGTTAAATTTAAAGACAAAAAAGCTTAATTACTCGCAAGCTCTCCAACAACAGGAACACCAGCTCCCTGCCTTGGCGCATCACACGTGATAAAATCTTCATAATCTAAATATTTAATTTGTACCGCACATTCAGTTAGCACCCTGACATCATAACCAGCAAGTAACAAATCAACGCTTTTTAATGTAAAAACATGCTGCCCGTTTTGATTCGCTGAAAAGTAAACGACCTTTGTTTTCCTTCCGTTCTCTTTATATTCTGCATAGCCTGAAATAGACAAATTGATTTTATAAAAAGGATGATACTTTTTAGATTCTTTTAACATGCTTGAATATTCTTGTTCACGCGCTGTTAATCGTTTGGCTGTTTTTTTATCAGTGGCTTTTGTGTCTTCTGGTAAATCACTTTTTAACGCTGGATTTTCAACTACAGATTCAGTAGATGGTAATTCTTCATTTATCGACTTTTCTTCAATATCAGCAAAGGCTTTTGTAAAAATAAAAATAGCAAAGATAAAGAAGCACACAGAAGCTTTGATTGACCAGTGAGAATACCACGTTTTTATGTCAGCAGATTTTGACTCATCAACGCTAACATCTGATTTTGTGTGAGACTGATAGAAAGCAAAATACTTTTTTTCATAGGTTCTTTCATGTGTAGCAACTTCTGAGGCTTTAGAGCTGGACGCCCCATCGTGCACTTTTAAAATATATTTATCATCTTGACCCATCATCGACTTTTTAATCGCCCGATAATGATTTTGGATCATGTCTCTAATATCTCTATTCACTTTTCTAAAGTTTTGAGTGATTAGCATAATGTCAAAACCGTAGTGTCTGTGCATTGAGTAAAATTCACATAGCGCTTTGTCCGTTCCTTGCATTGGCATCGCTAAATGACATTCATCTATAAAAAAATAAACCTTTTGGCCTTTGTCATTCTGCCAATCTTCATATTGTAAATAGTGCTCTTTTTGTGAAAAAGGACGTTCACCGCCATAGTTATGGAACTGGCCATCAACGACAACAATCAACTCTCGGCAATATTCGCCATACACAGAGCAAAAGTGTTCAATATTTAAGGGTAAATTAGTCACCACCTTTCTTTTTTCAACGGTAATGACTTTTATAATATGAGTAACAACAGCCTCGTAAGATTTACCGCCCCCAGGCTTACCCGAAATTCCATTTAACATATTATGAACCCCATCTTACAAACGGTATTAATTGAAGTAAAAAACGAATACCTAAACATGTTATGACCATCCCCATAGCTTCACTAATGCCAATTAAAGACATGGTATGGGCTGTTTCAGGGGGTAAACCGCTAATGTATTGAGCAACATTTAAACCCGACATTAATGAACCAACACCATCAAGTAGAAGAATACCAACCGTAAAAAGCTGTTCCATTATCCAAAAGAAAAAATCTTTAAGAATGTCAAAAAATGACAGAACAATTTGCCATAAAAAATCTACAAAGCCATTCCACATTTCAATAAAAAAATTAAGCATTTTCTTCTCCTATATATTGATAAAATTGAAACCATCTATAAGCCTCAACATGCGCGTCTAATAAAATCATATTAACCACCAAACAAAATACGACGACAAAGAAACACCGCTGTTATTAAAATAAATATCTTTATCGCTGGGAATGTTCGAGGGTCAATATTGAAATTGTGACAACCAAAATCACCCATTGAACCTAAGTTAAAACACATATCATAAGACGCACTTGAGCCACCGACACTTATTTGAAATTGGTCTAAAAAGGTAAAAAACTGGGTACTTTGTACTTCTGCCATTTTTGCATCAACGACACCCTGTAAACCTTCTGGGTAGTCAGTTTCCCAAAAACCTTTTAAACCTTCTGATGGTTTATCAATTTTAATCGCATCAGATTCAGTCAATGATTCCTTTATATCTTTAAGGTCATCAGAAATCACATCAACCCCTTCACCAATACCCGTTAACTCTGTATTGGCTTTCTTTAATTCATTAACAACAGGAGAAAAATCAACCTCTATTTGTATATCAGCTTGCTTTGCTTTTGATAAATCAATGGAATCATCAATACCGTCTCCGTTATTATCTAAATCTAATTCGTTTCTAATCCCGTCACCATCTACATCAGGGTCAAGATAATCGGGTAAACCATCTCCATCTATATCAGCATCAATACAAGCAAAAACACCGTTAACAGTCCCACAGCCTTCATTGCAATTACCGTACATATCGCAAACATCTTCTCTTTTTTCTGGGCATATCATTCCAGTACCGCCCCAAGGCTTACAATTATCATCTGATGAAGTGGGTGTATCAGCATCACCTGGTAAACCATCAATATCAGGTAAATCGTTGTCGCTATAACAATCACCCTCTAAATCAAGTGCGTATGCCTCGACACCGTTTCCAACATCAACAGAATTATATTTGCACTGGGAACCATTTGAAGTAGTAAAGCAACCGACAGGAGCAACCACAGGAACCGATAAATATTCATCAGTTGAATTAATACTGCAATCGTCAACTAGGCTTGCTTGAGAAGCATTGAAACAACCGTTAATCTCTCCATCTTCTCCAAAGGTTGGGGATAGGTAAGAAGGAAAAGACTCAGGCGGACAGAACTTTTTTTCGACATCAGCAAAGGAAAAAGTACCTAAATCAACATCAGAATCACCATCATGGATCCAAGTAGGAACCCAATCTATTTCTCTTTTAGACCATCTTTCAAAAGTACAATGTAATCTTTTACTGACAGAAGTAACATCATCATAATACCCGTTAATATTTCTAATATTATTGCTAGCTAATCTCCAATCATTTGCGTAATAAGTAGTACAAGCACTCTCAGCGTTGGGGCCACAGGGAGCACCAACAAAATAACTTAATTCATTCGGGTGAGCACCAGTAATTGCACATTCAATTTCAACTTTAGGTGGCTCAACATTTACAGTGCCATCTTGAAAAATATCGGCGTGTAAAAAAAAAGGCGCTACCAATAAAGACAGCGCCATAATTAAAATTTTCATTTTTTAACCCTTTAACCAAGTGCAGAGCAAACTTCTTTGGCACACATCGCGCCAAGCATTACTATGCAGACATGAAAAAGGGCGAGCATAATACCCGCCATTTCAATTAAGCCGCCGCGATTGCACGTTTAGCTAAACCAATGCCTTTAAAAGCAAGGTAAACGCCAACGATTAAAACGCCTGTTGCACCAACGAATGTTGCTACTGTACTTATATCTACTGCTGTGAAAATATCAGCCATTTTTTCTCTCCAAAATTTACAGTTATATGGACAAAATTGTCCGTTTTATTCTGTTTCAGAAGCCCCCGAAACGAGAATCTTTTTATATCAATTTGATGGTTTTTTTAGCGGTTCTAATAACATAAGAAAACCACCAAAAAGATAAATAGGTTCCAAAGCCCCAAGTAAAACTAATGGCAATATCTGCTGAGGTAATCTCACCAACATCTACATTCATATTGTTATAATCGGTCTTTGAAAGTAGAACCAAGCCACTAGGACAAGCCTCTACTGAGGTACTGTCAATGCTCAAATTTCCGTTACCATCTTCAATAAGGCAATAAGCCGCATCAACATTTGAAACGAAAACAAACAGTGTCAAAAAAATAAAAATCTTCAATTTATTGTTTGACGTGTTCATCATCATTAAGCGCCTTTAAAGTTCTTTAACGAAAGCGTGAAATGTTCTTTTAACTGAGCATCTACAGGCGTTATTTCAATGACTTCATTTTCAAACGTGTCGTCATTAAAAGAGAATTTGAGGTCGTATTGCTTATCACCGACGAACGCTTGAGAATCAATTAACAAATGCGCGTATTTCGCGTTAATCGAGATGGCTTCCTTGCCAAAAGGGGTTGACGTAGTACGACCCGCCGCTTTACGTTGAAACTTAGGCGAATCAACAGCCTCTAAGGGATACAACACTTCTAATTTTGCATTTTCAATATGTGGGTTTTTAGATTCAGGAAAACGCGTAATACCAAGACCAGCAATTACAATAGCCATTTTTTAACACTCCAGTGCATGATTAATTAATTTCTTATACGTGGGAGGAATTCCCAATTTTTCACCCAATACTTCATCAGGTAGGAGTAAGCCGAAGGCTTTAGAAATATCACCGCCAACTAACTCAATAACATCACCCAAAGCACGACCCGCCGCATGACGAAACCAACGAACGCGACTCGCTAATTCTAAACAAGCCTCTTTCGTTGGAGACATGGACTTAGTACGAATACCTTGTGTATTTTCCATACTTTGAGAAAAAAAATTAATACCGGCAAAGGTGGCGTCAACATCAAGCAAACAATCAACAGACCATTTTTTTAATTCAACCTCAGAGCGATACCAATTAAGGTCTTCATTCACAATTTTTTGTTCTAATTTTTTATTGTAAATACGCCAATAAATAGGACTTGTGCGTTTACCCACCGTGACCATTTCAACATCAAAGTTTTTTTGAAAGTCTTTGGTATAGGTATATTCACTGGCGTTTTTAAAAACAGACATAATGCCGCCCTTACCTGTTCTAAAAGCGCCATCTCTATAAGCTTTGTCCGCATAATCACAATCAAAAATGCCGTCGTAATCATCACTTGCCAAATCAACACGTGACAAAAAAGAAATCGATAGAACGCTATTTAGCCAATGATGAAGTTTAAATTTATCGGTATAGCCAAATAAGTTTTTACACCCTAAACCAGAAATTTGAATGTAAGCCGTATCGCGTTGACCACCTAAACCAATAAAGCCAACATCAACACCCGTTTGTGATTTCATCGTTAGCGAGTTGCTATAGCCATGAAACCCTTTGTCTCTCGGTGCGGAAAGGGTAAAACCGAGAACATGATCAACAAAAATCTTAAGGGTTCTAAAATAGAAATCTGACAGTTGCTTTTTAACAAAGAGTGCATGTCTTTCAATTTCTTCTAATGACTTACCCTCAGAGTTTTCAACCTTGGGTGGCAATGGAAAATAAGGTTGGTTTTTAGGGCTGTAACCAGCAAAACCCGCTTTATGACAATGACGAAGCTGTGACAATGGAAAACTAAAAGCTAAGTGGTCAACAATGATATTGTCTTTTTTTGCAACAAGGCGCTTACTAATTAGTTCATCAGCCAGAGGTGATAAAGCATTGTTTATAACATTTTTCATATGACCCCCTTTTGAACTAATTGCCTGTAATTTGAATCCATGATTTCTACTACGTCTGAATTACCCATTTCATACGAAACCCACTGTTTGAATTTAGACAGTGACGAAAAGTAGTTATATTGGCGTACACCTGAATCATCATCATGTGTTGAGTTAACGCCTAAAACCCTTTCGTATTCGTAATAGATAATCATTTAAGTCACTTAATAAGTTTCTTTATTTTTAAACTACAAGCTGAGCTTCGGCACGAATGGCGAGCATGTTTATAAATGTTTTTTCACGTGCTTTTAGTTTTTTACGAATGGGTAAACGCCCTTGATGAACCTGTTGGCGAACGTTGCCTGTAGTGTCGTTAGTAATACGTGCGTAGTCTTCTACACTTAGAAAAGGGAGGTTTGCACATACGATATCGCGCTTTAGTGTTTCAAATTGTCCGTCAGTAAGTGTAATATTGTTCGTTAACATAACTATTCGCCCCAAAACATACAAAAAGTTACTTCAAGTAACTCGATGACAGGATAGTAAACGAACAAAAAGTTACTTTCAAGACTTTTTGTTACTTTATATTGGGTTTTTTGATATGCAGATGATTTCTAAAGATATTTTTTCAAGGTTGCTGAGTACATCAGGAATTACTACGTTAACAGCCCTATCAAATGATCTTGGCTATAACGAGAACTGGGGAACAACCACACGAAAAAGAGGAAGCATTCCATATGAAGCCTGCTCTAAGGTGTCGCAAAAATTTAATGTATCTATGGATTATCTTTTATATGGGATTGATAATGCTAGAAAAAAAATGGATATAAATGAATTGAAAGTATCAGTGACAGAAGGGATTTTTGCGGCTGTGCAGCAAGAAATGATCACATTAAATAAAGGGGTAAAAATATCAACTATGGCAAATATGATTACAAATGAAATAATAGAAAATTGCGATATTGAAACACAAGAGAACATAAAGAAAGCTATTTAATATTATCAATAGACTTTAAATGTATAACTTTATTAATTTTACTTTTAGTACTTTCTTCAATAGCTTTAAGGGCATTACTTTCCCAATCACGTAAATAGTTAATTCTATAATCAGGATTAATATTTTTTATTTCAAAATAACGTTCCAACAACTGTTTTTCATTGTGAATATAATAATTTTTTTCGTACTTTACTGCTTTCAAAACAGTAAATATGATTACAAGGATAAACGTCCAAATGGCAATTTCCATTTAATTAAGCCTCCATAAGTAAGTACACAAATACTTAAAAAATACAGTGTTAAAGTAAATACTGAGTGTGCATTTATTAACCACATTATATTTTCATCGGAATCAAATATTACAACTCTAACTCTATGTATAACCATAAAACTTATTGCTATTAATATATAAAGTACATAAATCAATAACGTTGTTTTTTCATGTCTAATCCTAAAATACCGATGAATGATTAAAGAGATAAGCAACAATATTAAAACTTGAAATGCCGCTCCTAAATAAAATGTATAAAAATCTAAAGCTTCTTTTAAGTATTGATTGAATATACAGTTAACTAATGCAATTGTTGCAATTATTAAGTTGGATTGATTGATATGCTTATTTTTATAACTAAATAAAAAACAAACAAAATATCCTGCCAAATAAAACTTAGCAATAAAATAACCTAACTCTAAATTTATCATTATGGTTTAGTCGGTTTAGTTGGTCTATCTGGATGACCACCTCCATTATATAAAGCTTGTGCTTCTGGAGAGATATAAACACTGTCAGATAAAGAGACTGCACTTTCGATAATCTGTTGAGATTGAGTTTCTAATTTTTCATCTTTTAGCTTCTCCACTTTAGTATGCTGTTGAGTAGAAATATTTGTGTGTATATCTTTAATATCCATAAATCACCTGAGCCTAAAACAAAAACACCACGAAATTAACATAATAATAACATTTATATTTATCGATATATATGTGTATGCTTTAATTAAGTATTAAAAAGTAGATCAATAAAATGAAAAAGCTTAAAAAAATTCAAGATGGTATTTGGAAAACTGACTCCGATAAAACACCTTATCAATTAGACTGTCGTCCTAGAGGGCATAATGGAAAACGGTTTAAAAAGGCATTCTTAACACTAGGTGAAGCAAGACGTTTTTTGAACCATAAAATATCAGAACAAAATAACTTGAAGGATTGGGAACCTGACCCAGAAGACGATAGACGTTTAAGTGATTTAATAGAGTTATGGAATAAACTCCATGGTAAAAGCTTGAATGATATTGGTAAAAGGTTACCGAAAATGAAAGCCGCTTGTAAAAGCTTAGATAATCCAATAGCACGAAAATTAACTCCAACAGATTGGGCAAATTATCGAGCTGATAGGCTTGAAACAGTTTCAATAAAAACTGTTAACAATGATCAAAGTTACATTAATGCAATGTTCAACGAGCTAATTAGATTAAACGAAATCAATACAAATCCAATTAAAAATATAAGATCACTAAAATACAAACAGCCTGAAATGGGTTTCCTAGAACCATCTGAAATACCAATGCTATTAGAAGAGTTAAAAAAATCTAGAAATAAAAGCACTTATTACGTAGCAAAAATTGCACTTTCAACAGGTGCCAGATGGAGTGAAGCTGAAAGCTTAACAGACAAACAAATATCTAATAACCGTATAACATTTACCAATACAAAAGGTGGTAAAAATAGAACAATTCCTATATCGCAAAAACTTGCTGATGAAATACCAATGATTAAGGGAAAGTTGTTTTCTAGTTGTATAGGTTCATTCAGAAAAGCAATTATTCGAGCAGGAGTTCTTCTACCGAAAGGACAATCTACTCATGTTTTAAGACATACCTTTGCTAGTCACTTTATGATGAATGGCGGCAACATTCTGGTTTTACAACAGACTCTAGGTCATGCAAGCATCAACGATACGATGAAATATTCACACTTTAGCCAAACACATCTAGAGGATGTTATTAAATTTAATCCCTTGTATGAGCCATAACATTTACTTTTTCCTTTACTTTTCATAGATTACCCTTATATTTCTCTGCTTAAATTTTAATATAAACTTAAAGGATTATTTAATGTTATTTGGACAAATTGAAATTAACATACAAAACACTACATTGTTAATAGCATTTCTAGCTATTGTTTTTCCATTTCTATTGAATATTCTTGCGAGAAAAGATAAGAAAAAGGAATTAAGGCAAAAAAGTATTGAATTACTTATTAGTCTTGAAAATCATCAGGACAAATCTAGTTTCGAACATATATATGCAAAAAATGATTGCTTACGAACAATGACAGATTTCAAAGGTGACGTTAGTTTTTACGAACATTTAAAGAAATTTAAAGATCCTATAAAATCTTTAGAAACATATAAAAAGTTTGGTCTTAGAATCAATGATTTTCCTGAGAACGCTAAATTAAAAAACCGACTAGAAGCAGTTTTTAAATTTCTATTACTATTTACTCTTAGTAGTTGCTTGTTACCTATTTTGAGTCAAACGACTTTCAATAATTATTCAACATTGAGTAATGAATTAGATAAAAGTAATAAAAAAGAATCCAAAGGCTTACTCCAAGGAAAGATGATTATCACAAGCAAAAGTGAGTGGGTAATAGATGCTAATAGTTCAACATTAAGTTTAAATGGAAGACCAGTAATTTCTTTAGATAAAGTAGCTAATAACCTGACTCCCCCTACTATCAGCATATCAGAAGCTTCCCCAAAAGAACCTGACCAAAATAGTAAAAAACAGGAAATAAATATAGTTGATTATTTTTCGGAAGGTAAGAAATTCATTCACTTTTCTGTATTGATAATATCAGTAATATTATCATTTATTGCCCAAATATTTTTGTTCGTTTTAATTATTGGTTCATTAATTAAGGCAATGGATTATTTACTTGAACCCTCTGACACTATTAGAAAGGGAATAGAGTTTGAGAACGCGCCCATCAATAAAACAACTATTAAATCAGGTAACTTACAGACAAATGCTAAAGAGAAAACTAAGTTTTCAAGTTGGTATAAAACCATATTTTTTGGTATTTGGTTTGGTTTTAAGTGGCTATTTCTATCCACAGAAAAATCAATCTCATCTTTAAACAGTTATCGTAAGTCCGCGGTTGATGCGTATTTAGGAAGATAAGTCGTTTTTATTAATGTAGTTTGATTCAAAAAAATACGGACGTTGGTTCGATTCCCTAATGAGCAATCGAACTGACTATGAATCATAAATAAGTACCACATTAGTACAACACACTTTTAACAAACACAGATAAAGACTAACACCACATAACAGTAACCGATTGATATTATTGTAAGTTGTTGTTTTTGCTGGGTCGTTAACAGGGTCGATTCCCCCCCGCTCCACCACACAATGAATTAAAGACGTCCTAGGACGTCTTTTTTTTCACTTTAAATCAGTGACTTAGCCATAATAGCGTCTATTAACCTCCATTACTGTTTTACGACATCCAAGTTTTTTAGTAACATTAGATGTAACACCAGCCCAGTGTTACTAAAATGGAAATATTATGGCTCGCATCGTTAAACCTCTAACAAATACCGAAGTTAAAAACGCTAAAGCTAAGGATAAGGAGTTTAACCTTGCTGATGGCGAAGGTTTATCATTAAGGGTAAAGCCAAATGGCTCTAAAAACTGGATTTTTAATTACACACATCCAGTATCAAATAAGCGGGCGAACATTGGTTTTGGTATTTACCCCGAAGTAACACTTGCAATTGCAAGAGACAAACGACTTAACGCAAGATCTCTCCTCGCTAAAGATATAGACCCTAAAACACATAAAGCCGAAGCCATTAAACAAAAAAAAGAAGTCTTATCTAATACTTTCATCAATGTAGCAAGTAACTGGTTTGAAGTTAAAAAAACTTCAGTTAGTCAAGATTATGGGCTAGATGTATGGCGCTCTTTAGAGCTACATATATTACCTTCTATTGGTAAATATCCGTTAACAGAAATCACCGCACCTTTGGTGATCTCTATAATGAAGCCTATAGCTGCTAAAGGTAGTCTTGAAACAGTCAAACGCCTATCACAGCGTTTAAACGAAATTATGACCTATGCCGTTAACACTGGTCTTATTCATGCCAACCCATTATCAGGCATTAAAGCCGCTTTCGAAAAGCCAAAAAAGCAAAATATGCCTACACTCGCAGCTGATCAACTTCCTGAATTAATGACAGCATTAAGTCGAGCTAGCATAAAAATAGTCACTAGAACGTTAATAGAATGGCAGTTACATACGATGACCCGACCAGGTGAAGCCGCTGCGACCAAATGGAATGAGATTGATTTTGAAAACAAGCTATGGAACATTCCTGCTGAACGTATGAAAAAGAAACGCCCTCATACAATTCCATTATCTGTGCAAGCTTTAGGCTTATTATCGAGTATCAAACCCATATCAGGTCACAGAGAGTATGTATTCCCTGCAGATCGCAGCCCAAGAGATCACGCTAATAAAGAAACAGCCAATGCTGCGTTAAAACGAATGGGCTTTAAAGGAAGACTAGTTGCTCATGGTATGCGTGCACTTGCTAGTACTACCCTAAACGAACAGGGGTTTGATCCTGATGTAATTGAATCTGCACTTGCTCATGTAGATAAGAATAAAGTACGCAGGGCTTATAACCGTGCTGAATACATTGAACGACGTAAAGACATGATGACTTGGTGGTCACAACATATTGAAACAGCCGCTACAGGAAATATGAGTTTAGCAAATAAACTATCAGTGCATTCGTAAGCACAAAATAGAATAAGGCAAAGCCAAGTTAAACTTTTATGCTACCTGTGTGGCAGTGAACTATTGTCTTTACCCCAGAGTCGCAATTAATTATTTCTAAACAGCCTTTGCGACAGTGAACATGTGATACTTTTACGGGCTGTGAAGTTTACATTTATAAGCTGCCTGTGCGGCAGTGAACCATCTTTAACAACTGCTATCTCTATATCTGCTTTTCTAAGCTGCCTGTGCGGCAGTGAACCTCACTTTGCTGGACGAATTGTTCGCTGGCTTTTTCTAAGCTGCCTGTGCGGCAGTGAACGAATAGCCATATCAGGTGTTGTTGTTGTTGGTTTTTTAGTCGAGATGGAAATACCAATACTATATAACCATGCTCCTAACCACCCTTTAATCTCTTTCAGTGCTTCTACTGAGGTAACAGGAAATACGACCGTTAAATAATCAATAGCTGTCATCATTTTTGTGACATTATTTTGCGGACAATGTGTCTGCATTAAATACCCTAAGTAGTCAAAGCTACAGGCGTTACTTTCACTGACGTTATAACTATTAACTGTCTGTAAATAAGATCCAGTGGTGATCTGACTAGGTTCAAAGGAGTTCTTTTTCAGAAGTGTATTCATCTTAAATCCCCTGAACTAATTGGCTACGCTTTGCTTTAAGCTCTGCCACAAGTTCTTTGATTTGTTCTGATGAATAACCAGCGCACATTGCCGCAAGGACGGCTTGAGTTTCGTGTTCTATCCAACCGACGGCACGATGGCCTCCGAGAGAAATAGGCTCAGGCAT